CAGGCAACTGTTACATGTAACTGTGGAAATACATTTGTTACAGGATCAACAAAGGAAGACATCCACGTTGAGATCTGTTCTAAATGCCATCCATTCTACACAGGTCAGCAGAAAGCTAACAGAGCTGATGGTCGTATTGATAAGTTCAACAAGAAATACGGTATCAACAAATAGAAAAAAGTGGTTACAGATAAGGTTGAGGTTATTAAATCTCAACCTTTTTTAGAACATGGAAACTCTATGAGAAAGACATGGTTATTTAAATGAAATATTCAGGAATTGGCGGACAGGCTGTCATGGAAGGCGTGATGATGAAGAATCAGGAAAAGTACGCTGTTGCAGTGAGAAAGCCTGACCATGAGATTGAAGTGAAGGTTTCAGAATATACTGGGATCATCAGAAATAAGAAAATAAGAAATATGCCGATTTTAAGAGGTGTATTCAGTTTTATAGAGTCGCTTGTACTCGGAATGCAGACATTGACCTATTCCGCTTCTTTTTTTGAGGATGAGGAAGTGGATAAGAAGAAAAAAGAGCCAATGACGGAAGAAGAGCGCAGGAGACAGGAGCAGAAAGAGAAGAAGCAGGAAAATGCCATGATGGGCGGAACGGTTGTATTATCGATTGTTCTTGCTGTGGCAGTATTTATGATGCTTCCATATTATTTATCGACTCTGTTTCAGAAAGTAATTACATCCCAGTGGGTGATCGCATTGTTAGAGGGAGTGATCCGTCTGGTGATTTTCATCGGATATGTAGCACTTATCTCTCTGATGAAGGATATCCGGCGTGTTTATATGTACCATGGTGCAGAACATAAATGTATTAACTGCATTGAACATGGCATGGATCTTACCGTGGATAATGTGAGAAAAAGTTCCAGATTTCATAAACGCTGTGGAACAAGTTTTCTTTTGATCGTAATGTTAGTCAGCATTTTGTTTTTTATGTTTATCCGCGTGGATTCTCCAATCCTCCGTGTGGTTTTGCGTCTGCTTCTGATCCCGGTGATCGCAGGTGTATCCTATGAATTTATCCGGCTGGCAGGAAGAAGCGATAATGCAGTTGTGAATCTTTTGAGCAAGCCGGGATTATGGCTGCAGGGTCTGACAACAAAAGAACCGGATGATGAGATGATCGAGGTTGGAATTGCCTCTGTGGAGGCCGTTTTTGACTGGAAACCTTATGTGGAAGAAATCCGCCGGGAAATGAAGTAGAAGGGCGTGAGATAAGAATGACATATCGGGAAGCTGTTGCCCATGGAGAAAAAGTGCTGGAGCTGTCGCATATTGCAGATGCGAAAACAGATGCATGGCTGCTTTTGGAAATGGGCTGTAAGATAGACCGTAAATTTTATTATATGCATATGGAAGATGATCTTCCTGATGATCTGCTGAAGGAATATGAACTTGCCATCAAAAAACGTGCAGAACATATCCCGTTGCAGTATATTGTGGGAGAAACGGAATTTATGGGACTTAAGTTTAAGGTAAATTCCAATGTCCTGATTCCAAGACAGGATACAGAGACACTTGTGGAGGAAGCATTAAAAACAGTAAAGCCGGGAATGAAAGTACTTGATATGTGTACCGGTTCCGGTTGTATTATTATCAGTATTTTACATAACGTTGAGGGCGTGAAAGGATATGCAGTTGATATCTCCAAGCAGGCGGTCAACGTTGCAAAAGAGAATGCAAAATTAAATGAGGTGCCGGTTCTTTTTGAACGCAGTGACCTTTTTGAGATGGTCACGGAGAAGTTTGATGTGATCGTGTCAAATCCGCCTTATATCCCAACGGATGTGATTCCGCAGCTCATGCCGGAGGTACAGGTGTTTGAACCGATCGAGGCGTTAGATGGAAAAGAGGATGGACTTTACTTTTACCGCAAGATCGTGGAACAGAGTAAAGATTATCTGAATTCTGGCGGTTCTCTGATGTTTGAGATTGGGTATGATCAGGGAAAAGATGTATCTAAAATGATGACAGACGCAGGATTTTCAAACGTCTGTGTGAAAAAAGACCTTGCAGGAAATGACAGGGTTGTGACTGGGATGTTGTAGCGGCATCAGAGTGTAGAAATATAATGAGCGAAAGAGAGGAAAATGCAAATTTATTTGCATTTGACGAACGACGAAATTATTGAGTGATGAAATCACGATATTTGATTAGACAGAAATGAGGGAGAAATATGTTTGATAAATTAGAGGACTTACTCATCCGTTATGAAGAGTTGATGAGTGAATTAAGTGAGCCGGATGTGGCAAATAATCCGGAACGTTTCCGTAAGCTGATGAAAGAGCAGAGCGATATTTTACCGATCGTGGAGGCTTACAAAGAATACAAACAGTGCAAGCAGAACATCGAGGATTCGCTTGCCATGTTGGAGGAAGAATCTGACGAAGAGATGCGCGAACTTGCAAAAGAAGAGTTAAACGATGCAAAGAACCGTGTCGCAGAATTAGAGAATGAATTAAAAATCCTTCTTTTGCCAAAAGACCCGAACGATGACAAAAACGTTATCGTGGAGATCCGTGCCGGTGCCGGTGGAGATGTCGATGTCTCCGCTGATGCCGCCGGAACCAGCCCCGCCGGAGGTGCTGCCCCCGCCGGGGCTGGGCTTGCTCTTTCTGGAGGCACCGAGGCTTGCGCAGATGGCCGCAATGGCGATACCCAGCGCCACGGCGGCACCGGCTACGATCACGCCCATGGGAATACCGAAAACCGTTGCGTTCAGGGCGGAGGCAATGGCCGTCATCATGCCCTCAAAGGCTGCGCCGATGGTTCCCACCATGGTGCCCACGCCAGCGTAGATGGCCGGGAAGCTGGACAGCAGACCGCCGGACAGGCCCTGGCTGATGGCCAGCGCGGCGCTGCTCAAGGGGGCTTTCAGGCCCTTAAAGATGCCGGTGAGAGTGGTGCCGAGGGTCTTGGCCTGCGTCCACACCTCATCAAATCCGCTGGTCAGCCCCTTGCAGATCTGGGCGCCGATGTCGATACCCTTCTGCACAAGGGCCGTCTGGGCGTTGCCCAGTGCCTCGTTGAGCTTGTCCACCAGACCGAGGGCAAAGTCGTTGACCTGCTTTTTCTGGTCGGCGGTCAGGCCGCCGTAGATGGCGTTTGCCGCCCACAGGCCGATGGACTTCCAGTCCTTGTTCTTGACGGCGGTGTAGAGGTCATCGAAGGTACCCAGCAGGCCGGTGTCAGCGTGGGTCTGCAGCTCCTTCCACAGGTCGTCGAAGCTCTTGATGGATGCCTCTTTGATGGTCTCGGCCACCTCTTCAGTGCCGTCGGCGGCAATGGTCTTGACCCGCTCCACGGTCACGAGGGCACCGTCCACCACGTCGTCGTAGGTCTCGGTGATGACCCGCTTCTGGGTCTTGGTGCCGTCGGTCAGGGTCTCGGTCACCGTCTTGGTGCTGGTCTCGATGCCGTCCACGATGCCGGAAGTGGTGGCCGTGACGGTCTTTGCCACCTCTCGCACCGTCTCCATGGTCTGCTTGACGGTCTTTTGGCCCTTCTCGTCCACCTCGGTGATGGTCTTGATGTCCTTGAGCACGCCGTCCACCATCTGGCGAGAGGTCTCGGTGATGACCTGTTTCTGCTGCTTTTTGCCGTTGGACAGGGTCTCGTTGACCGTTTCCACGGTACGGGTCACGCCGTTTTCGACGGTGGTCGTGCTGTCCGAGATGGACTTGACCACTTCGGCGGTGGTCTGCTTTGCGCTGGAGGCCGCTTTTTTGCCGGAACTGCTCACGGCAGCGGCAGCGGAACCGGCGGACTTGGTGACAGTGGCGGCTGCTGCCTTGGCCGCTGCGGCCTCCTCTTTAGCCTGCTGGATGCGCTCCTGATGGCGCTTTCCACGTTCCTGGGCGGCCTTGTCCAGCTTGGAGCGGTTGTAAGCGTCGATGGAGCTGCTATAGGCAGTATTGTAGGCTTCCTTTGCTGCACCGACGCCGTTCTTCAGGTTTGCCAGAGCAGCGGCGGCCCCTCGAATCCTTGCCACCAGCTCGTTGATCCAGTCCACCACCGTGCCGATGGCGTTCTGTGCGATCTTTTTCACAGACGCAAATGCGGAGTTGACCGCATTTCGGAAGGTCTCGCTGGTCTTATAAGCCGTCACAAGGCCCGTTGCCAGGGCTGCCAGAGCTGCCACGAAAAGGCCCACCGGATTGGCCGAGATCACCGCATTCAGGGCCGCCTGGGCCGCTGTGGCAAGAGCCACATATCCCTTATACGCCAGGAATGCCGCACCCGCAGCAGCGACCACGGACGTGGCAATGCCGATGGTGTCCTTGAGCTGCGCCATCTTCTCGTCGCTGTCGAGGAAGGACGTTACCACCTCGTTGAGCTTCACTACAAGGTCACCCAGCGCCGAGAACAGGCCGCTGGTCAGCTCACCGGTCAGGGCGGCCACGTTGTCCTTCAGGGTGGACATGCGGCCGCTGAAGGTCTGGCTGGCTTCCAGCATGCCGTTGTAAAACTGCCCGCCCTCGCTGGTGGCGGCTTCCACGGCGGCCTGCAGCTCGCTGAAGCTCACCTTGCCGTCCGAGATGCGCTTGTACAGGTCGGACATGCTTTCGCCGGTGGCGTCGCAAATCTGGTTCAGCGGATTAAAGCCCGCGTCGATCATCATGTTGACGTTTTCCAGCGTGACCTTGTGGGCACTGGACATCTTGCCATAGGCGCGCACCAGCGTCTGCAGCTTGTCCGCGTTGCCAAGGGAGATGTCGCCCAGCTGTTTCAGCACGTCGGTGGTGTCATCGGCGGCAATGCCGAACTGTAAAAGTGTCTGGGTGCCCTCGGTCAGGTCGGACAGGGCAAAGGGCGTGTATGCCGCCATCTTGCGCAGCTCTGCCAGCTTGGTGGCAGCCAGTTCCTCGTTGCCCAGCATGACCTTGAAATTGGTCAGGTAGCTTTCCATGCTGGCGTTGTAGTCCACGCCGCTCTGAACCACCTTGCCCAGTTCGGATGCGGCCTTTTTTGCAAAGTCCGCGATCATGTTACCGGCGGCCACCGTCCATTTACTGGTGCTCTTTTCCGCCGGGTCGCTGTTGAGCCTTACCTCACCGGTGATGCTGAAATCTGCCAATGTGTCCACCTCTCATTCAGAGCGCGGGCACAAGGGCACAGGCTTTACAGTTTGATCTCTACCTCCCGTTTGCAGGAGGGATTTTTGCATTTGACCCACACGCCGGATGCCCTGGCCGTGCGCACCGCCCACACGGGCAGAGGCCTGCCGCAGTAGGGGCAGGGCACCGGCACCCGCTCAGCGCCGGAAGCGGGCCAGGAATGCCGCGTCGTGTTCGGCAACGGTCTGGGCAACAGCGGCACCCCCTCTCAGCTCCGGCGGCAGAGCAAAGCGCTCCTTCAGCTCGGCATAGTGCTCCAGCATGCTGCCCTCGTAATCGGCAAGGTCGGCGCTGCGCCAGCCCATGATCTTGGCCATGAGGGTATCTTCCGGCAGGGCGGCAAACAGCGCCCGGAACCGGAACCAGTGCATCTTTTCGGTGGTCAGGTCGATGCCGTAGGCCTGCTGGAACGCCGCTACGATGTAGGGCGCGTCGCACCGGTAGTCGAACGCCGGGCCGGTGTCGTGGCCGCTGGCAGGCTTTGCCGCTGCTGGCTCTGCGGCCTGTTCTCCGGCGCAGTAAAACTCGATGAGCCAGCTGTATTTTTCCTGCAGGTCGGAGGGCGAAAAACGCTCGGTGTAGAACTGCCCACACAGCTGCAGGGCAAAGGCCACCGGGTCAGCCTCGACCTCTCCGTGGCTGTAGGCAGCGGACAGCCGCACCATGTGCCGGAAGTCCGGGTCAATGCGCCTGCCGTGCCATACGGTGGGCAGGGCGTCCGTCAGCAGGTCAGACATGGCGCTCCGCTGCGATCTTCAGGGCGCAGTCGGCCAGCTGCTGCATGGCCACCGGGTCGTCCTTCAGGGCGTCCACGGCAGCACGGGCGTCTGCCAGCTTGAGCACGGCGTCTGCGGGGTTCCCGTGACGTGCCTTGTCCACCCGTTCCACCATCCGGGCGGCAGCAGGCTGCGGGAAGCTCACAGGCTGGCTGTTGACGATGCGGCCCGCCGTCTGGGTGCGCTGCTGTGCTTTCTTCTGCGCCCGGCGCTGCTCCCGGTTCATGGGCTGCTGAGGCTTGGGGATGCGGTCGGAGTAGCGCTTCTGCTCGGCGTCCATGGCGGCAAACAGCTCGTTCATCGCGTCGTAAATGGGCGCGGTGTCGTTCTCGTCCAGGCCCAGACGGTCGGACGCACCGGCACCCAGCACCTCGTCAAGGCAGTTCATGACGAGACGCGCCTGTGCACGCATATGGTCGCAGATGCGCACCCCGCCGCGCCGGAACTGCTCAAGCTCGGATTCTCCGGCACGCTGCATCTTTTCGTTGGCCGTTTCCAGCCGCTCAATGTCGTTGGCGTTCAGCGGCGAAAAATCAAATGTCTGTCCACAAATAAACATATTCTGGCTCCTTTCGTTGGGCCGTGCTCCGGTGCTGCCCCGAAGAAACCTGTTTCACGGCATAAAAAATCCCCGTTCCGGGTATGGAGCGGGGACTGTGTTTGAAAAAAATCAGCCCTTGACGGCCTTTGCAGGCTCAGCGGACTGGGTGGCGGGATTGTAGTCAAACTCGTCCGGGATGCCAATGCCCTTGACGTCGCAGGCAAAGGTGGCCGGAGAACCGGCAGCGCCGCCCACGTCGCTGGTCACGATCAGGGTGCAGGTGCCCTTCTCGCCCTTGCCGGTGCGCAGGCTGAAATAGATGTACGGCACAACGACATCGCTGCCGGTGCCGTACTTGATCTTGTGGGAGAGCAGGAAATCCTGGAACGCATCGCCGACGCAGCGGTTGCCGTTGACCGACAGGGTGCGCTGGGTGGCACTCTTGGTGTCGGTGGGGCCGGTGCGGATGAAGGTGTCGGAGTTGGTGGAGGCGTTCAGCGCACCGCTGTGCTCCTTGACGTGGTCGGCGCAGACGATCCAGGCGTTTTCCTTGGTCTGCTTGTCGCTCTCGGTCTGGATGGCAAAGACAAAGTCATCTGCCGTCTCAATGCCGGTATAGGACGCGCTGGGCGTGATGCCGGACTTGGTAATGGCTTCTGCTACGGTCATAGCAAAACTCCTTTCATTTGGGCTGATAATAGGTCAGGCGCAGCTGCATCTGCATCCGGCAGCTGCCCGCGCTGCTGGTGACGATGTAGCCGGTGGAGGTGACGGACACGCCGAGGGGCTGGCGGGGCGCTTCCAGCGCGGGGAGATGGTGGCAGTCGTTTTGCGCCATCACCCAGTCGGTAAGCTGCTCAAAAAAGCCGCTGTTCTGCACGGTGAGCACGTCCGCCTCGCCGTACTCCCGGCGGGACAAAAAGAGGTAGTTCTTTGCCATGTCCCGGCCGGAGAAATACTTGGTGAGCACCGGGTCACCGGGGCTGTCCTCAATGGAAAAGGCGGTGGCGTCCTCATCCAGCCCCGCGATACGGAAGGCCGCGCCGGTAGCCTCCTGCTCCTCCGCGATGAGCGGGCAGGTCTTGAGCCACGCCCGCAACGCGGCAATGGTGGGTCGTACTTCGCTCACTTTGCACCTCCGAGGAACTGTTTTGCGGCGTTGTGGGCGAACTTCACCAGCTCGTCCTTGTGGTCGGCAATGGCCCGCTGGCCCCAGTAGGAGCCGCGCAGGCGGTTGTCGCCGTGCAGGCCTGCGCCCTGTTCATGCAGATAATACTGCTTGCGGGCGTAGGGTGTGTTATACACTAGCAAGCCCTCGTCGAACTTCGACGCCTGATTGACGCTGTTCTTCAGCATGCCGGTGTCAAAGGGCACATACGGGTCAACCGTTTTGGCTACATGCTGGGAAAAGGCATACTGCACTTTTGCAAAGCCTGCATCCAGGTCGGCCTGCAGGCCGGGCCGGAAGGTGATCTTAAAATCAAAGACCGGTGCGCTCATGGTCTCAGCTCCCTTCCACATGCCAGTGCGGCAGCAGCGGTTCCCGGTTGTCCGAGATGGCCGACACGGTGCAGCACAGGTGCGTTT